ATGTGGAAGTAATCCATAATACAGTTGACGATTCATGACGTTAAACAAACGTATCTTACCATCCCATATCCTCTTACGGAATGCAGGAATGAAAGTATGACCTGGCACCAAAAAGGTAAAATGATCTGAAATCTCTTGTGCAATAGACATCTCAGAATCAACTCTAATGTATACTTCGTTTATCTTGTCTATAAAAACTTCATGAGATTCCATCTTTATACTTTATCCAATCTATGGCACTCTTTATCTGAAATCCACGATTGTTGATCATTCTAATTACTGAATCAATATAGTTGATCTTCTCTTCCATGAGTGCTATTGTTTCCTTGAGTTTGATAATGTCATCGTCAGATTCTACATAAGAATTGACTTCACCCTTTAAGACTTTTACGAGAAAAGGTTGCCACTCAAGTCTGTCAAGTTCTTCTTGCGACATACGTCCAGAATAGTAATCTGACTTCATCTTGGATATTTTAGCCAGATTTAGTTGCAGTTTCCTGAGTTTGATTTTCTCGTCTACATAAATCTTTAGATACTTGTCATGAATTTGTGGGATACGAATTGACTCAGTTGCCAGTTCAGATATATCAATTTCACGATCTCTATTCCATAACTCTTGAATTTCTTCAAGTTTCAAATCACCTCCTATGCATTACGATTTACTGGGGCTCCTTCAAATGATTTGTCGTTCTTGAGCAGGTTTTCAACTTGATACAAATCATAACGAAAAGACACATCTGCAGTTATGTATTCTACATCTGTATTTGATGAGTCAAAACTGATTGATGAAAGGTTGAGAGGAAAACAGTTTTGAAATTTAAAATTGATCTGTGGATTCATGTTACTTGTCAATACAGTTAGGATTGCATCAGTCCTAAGTTCCATTTTACTGTCTAATAATTTTCTTCTTTGTTGATCTTCTGGTGTAGGAAAACCAAGAGCAGTGATCCAATCAAAGATAGAAATCCAATTCTTCATATTCTCATCAACCACGAATCTGATAGTCAACTCTTCATAACTCACCTCGTTGCCTGGATCTTGTATGTCCACATAAGGTTGTGGTAATACAATAGTACCGATACTGATGCCTGGAATATTGGCTGCTTGACAGAAATAGGTTACTTCTGGAAAGTTCAACAACTGAAACTTAAAACCGATAGGTGACAGATAGTTGAAATTTGAGGGGAGTGATTGCAGTGCTGACATATATCCTTTCTAGTATATTTAGTAAGGACCAAAAACAAAAAAAGGGAAGCCAGTTTCCCGACTTCCCTTTTCCTAACGATCCCTTGGTGTAGCGAAACCCAAGAGAAATTACATCAGATTGTCAACTCTGACAGTTCTGTAGTATACGTTAGTTCCGGCTGTGATAGCACCAGTGAAGGCAGTTGATGTGCCTTGGTCTGGTCTAGCGAATGGGTTGTTGATAATACCATATCTGGTCTTAAACCCAATCTTTGGCTGGAAGGAATTTTCACCGACCGCACGAACCATCTGTAATGGCACGTATGGGCAATAGAACATTCCAGCATCATATGCACTGGAACCTTTGTATCCGACAACAAAGAAGTTTGTTGCATTAGCACTGAAATATGGATCAACGTAGACTCTATATCTTCCGTTGAGTGTTCCGACAAAGGTATTTCCTGTGTCATCAATTCCTGCTCCGTCCATTACTCCGGCCATAGCAAGAGCAGATGCAACGTCTGAGGATGTGATGATGATGTTACCTTTTCCGCGACGTGTGGCCTTAGCAATAGCATTAGCTTCACGCTCAATCTGGAACATCAAACCTTTGAACTTCTCAACCGACCATCTTCCGTTGGAATCTGTGTCAAGGTCAAAAACACCAGCTGTTGTTGTGTTATGTTGTGCACCACTAGCAGCTGCAAAGTAGATGTTGTGAATTACTTCACGATTGATTTCAGCAAGAATCTCTTGTGAAAGGATGTTAGCCAATTCGGTTTCGGCATCAAGACCATGAACTGCTTTGAGGTCTTGAGCGAGTTCCATTGAATACTCACCCTTAAGAGCACGTGTCTTAGCTGTTACTGTGACAGTATCAACTGAGAATGCCATTTGCTGGAAATCATCTCCGTGTGTTCCAGATGTTCCTGTGATACCAAGAGCTTCACCAGTTGTTGTTCCAAGACCAGCAACAACAGCAGTTCCACTTCCACCCTGAGCAAAGTCAGTAGCAGCAGCACCACTTGTAGGTGCAGCAGGTGTAGCAGCACCAGAATGAATTGCATCTGGTTCGTTGTAGAAGTTATCAGCACCATCCTGAGAATCATATTTTGCTCTCATGGCAAAAATGAGTCCAGTTGGTCCTGTCATTGGTTGAACACCACAAACATCGTATGCAACGAGATTTGGCATTGTGTGACGAATCATAGAAATCAAGACAGGATCTTGAAAAGTTACATCACCAGTGTTATTGGTTGGGTTTTCAGTAATCATACCGAAAGTTCCCTGAGAGGCCTGTTCTCTCATGGCCTTTTCTTGGTTTTCCAGAAGAACAGCAGTAACTGCTTTTCTATATGGGTCTTTAATCTTAGGCATATCCTCATGCTCTAAGACAGGTGACCACTTCTTCTGTAGTCCTTCAGCTAGATACATTTTTTATCTCCTAAAGTGGTTGTTAAAAATTACTTATTATTATGTCTCTTCAGCGCATTAGCATAAAAGCTTACTGAAGCGTCAATTTCTTCAACGAGTTCATCTGACTCATTGTTCTCAACTTCTTCTGTCAATGGTTGTGGAGTATCCTCACCCTTTGGGAAGTAGTTTTCTTTAATAACTTCAAGTTTTTCTTTATACTGTGCATCATCTTCGTACTCTACACCTTCAGAAAGTTTTTGAAGTTTTTCTTTTTCAGTATCAGCAAGTTCTTCAGATACATCTCTCAGAGCTTCTTGTTTCTTAAACTCTGCAAGTTCTTTCTTCATCTCTACGCTGTTATTAACTGTTTCGTCAAGTTGCTTCTCCAAGTCCTCAACCTTCTCAAAGAGATCGTCAACCAAGTCAACCTTCTCTTCTGGAATGTCAATGTAATGTTCTTGGAAAAGATTCTTCAGACCTGTCATAAAGTCTTCTACGAGTTCAGAACGAATGCCTCTTTCTACAGCAAGTTCATTCTCTTTCATCCACTCTTCTACAACGTAGTTGAGGTATCCGTCAACCTTTTCGGACATATTGGACTTATACTCTTCTTTTGCCTCTTGAATTTCTTTCTTGAATTCTTCTTCAAGAGCGTCAACTCTTTGATTGACTTCACTGATAACTTTTGCAGACACTGCAGCTTCAAAGATTGTGGCTGCTTTTGTCTTGAAATCCTCAGAAAGTTCTTCACCATTCATGATGGCGTCCATATCTTCCTTAACATCTAAGTCAAGGTCTTCTTTCTTGAGTTTCTTGTTTTCCATTTTGTAGCCGGCCTTTACCTCTTCTTCATCATCCTCTTCTTCCTCTTCTTCATTCAAAGAAGTGGCACCCATGATCTTTGAGAAAGAATCAGAGAGTTCTGCTTTCTTCATGGAATTGAGTTGGTCGTAAATGGCTTTTACCATTCCAGCTTTGGTCTTAGGAGTCTGAAAGGATTCTTCCATTTCTTCTTCCTCTTCCTCGCCGTCTTCCATTTCTTCAGACTTGGCCTTGGCCTCGTTAATTTCATCGTCTGAAGGCTCTACCACAGCATTCTGCTCTTCCAGTTCCTCTTCAGACTGTTGTTCCAAAATTTCTTCAGACATTGAAATTCTCCTTATAGATTTAAAATTTACTATTATTATTTATAAAAATATAAACTTTACAATTTACTCATAAAGTCTTCAAAAGCCTTAACAAGTGTCTGTTCCCTGTCTTTTTTGGGGGCTTTCTCTATTTCGTTTTTAATTTCTGAAATTTGTTGCTCTTTCAGAATCCCATTATCCCAAACCCATTCTTTACCTTCCATAATACCTGCAACGAATGCATCTGGGGCAGACGGATCAGCAACTATGTCGGCGGCAGTGGCTAAATAAAAGTCACCTTGAACCTCTTGTATGCCATCCTTTCTTGGTTTCAATGACCCCATACCTCTTGATGAGACACCTAACTTGGCTCCCTCATCAATCAAACTCTTTACGATTTTGCCGTATGGAGTATCAAGAATCTTTGCTCTTCCCATAAAATTATTGTCAACCTCTACAAGTTCCTCAATCATGTGTGAAACTCTCTCAAGGTTTACAGTTGGTCCATCTGGATGCCCCAACTCACCAAAAGCTCTCTTTGTTTGAATGAAAGACTCTCCGTATCTCTTTACCTCTTTTTGAAGTATCTCTTTTGGATAGATTCTTCCATTCCTGTTTTTAGTTTCGGCTTGCATGAATACACCCTCAATAAAATAGTTCTTTGAACCATCTTTTCCTTCAGTGATGTATTCTACATTACAAGCTTCTTCGCTAATAAGTTTCATTTTACTCTCCACTATAATTCTGGATTTGAGGAAGACATTCTTTCTTTGTAAGCAGCCTTCATTTGTTTTCTTACTTGTGGCCTAAGTTTTTTAGTCCACTTTGCACCCATTTTTTGTACTTTCTTGTCAGCCTTAATTTCTATTTGTTTTTTAAGGCCTGGACTTGCATCAGCATATTGTCCTTGTTTATCAACTATTGCCAATGCTTTCTGTCTTACTTGTCTCTTGATATTCTTTTCAATTCTTTCAGGAGAAGGTGGTTTCTTCATTGCAATCGCTCTTTTTCTTGCAATAATTTTTGCCTTAACTTTCATGGTCCTACTTCTCTTCATCCTCTGAGCCATAGAGAGTTCAGATAAAAATTCAGAATAAGTTTTCATTTTCTTAACTCTTTCTTCTTGTCTCTAATTCTCTGAGCTGCACCAGTACCACC